AAAGTCGGCGTAATTTATGTTGGAGCTGATTCCGCGGTTGAATTAAAAGAAAAGAAAGATCGAGTTGATGACGCGTTGCACGCTACAAAAGCAGCATTAGCCGAGGGTATTGTTCCTGGTGGGGGTGTGGCTTTATTAAACGCATCTCAAATGCTTTATCCGCATAACGCTGGTTATGAGATATTAATGAAATCAATTCAATCACCATATTATACTATATTAAAAAATGCAGGTTATGAAGATACACCAAATCCAAAAGAATTTGTTGAATCTAAGCCAGAATTAGAAGATAGAGATTGGGAAGGTGTTGGTGTTGATGCAACTTGTGGTTGTTATAAAAATATGGTTGACAATGGAATTATTGATCCCGTATTAGTTACAAAGTCTGCATTAAAAAATGCAATTAGTGTAGCTACCACAATAATGTCTGCTGATTGTATAATTTCAAACATGAGAGGATAATGCAAGCAGTAAACCATTTCATAGTAATAGAAAAAATTAAAGAGGCTCCTAAAAGTATTGGGGGCCTTGAAATTACCCAGAGTCAAAACCATGACGTTAGGTACTTAAAGGGTAAGATAGTTAGTGTTGGAGATAAGATTGACTTTCTAAAAGAAGGCGATATTATTAGATATGATAAGCATGCAGGTCATGGTATCGAATGGAACGAAAGTCTTTATTTTGTTATAACTATTAACGACGTAGTTATTGTAGAATGAGAATTACACCGGGAGATATAAGAGATATGAATCTATTTAAGTATTATAGGCTTGTACGCAAGTGGGCTTGTAAAACTTATGATCTTACGGATGCTGATTTGGAATTACTAATTTATTTAGATTGCAAAGTACATTTTACACGTAATGATTTTATAGAGGGTACTTATACATATTCTTGGGATAAAGCCAGATGGGAAAGATTAAGGAGAGAGGGTTGGATTGATATATGGAGGGCTCGTAATAGAACAACTATGAAGCATAATATATACCAAACATCGTTGAAGGGTAAAAGGTTAATAACAAGAATATACAGTATACTATTAGGGCAAGAAGATTTGCCTACATCAGCAAGAAGTAAATTTTACAAAAATAAAACATATACAGATAGAGTATTTAATAAGGCTATCGATGATATGATAAAAGATGACGAAAGATAATTAATAAATAAAAAAACATTATGGCAATTAAAAAGAAAGTTATAGAAAAAGCTACAGGAGAAAAATACGCGTCTAAAGCGGCTATGGCAAAACACGAAAAAAATGAGTCAAAAGCAGAAATGAAAAAAGAGTATGGTAAAGTAAAACCTGCTGCTAAAAAACCTGCTGTTAAAGCGAAAAAAAAATAACGTGGCTTTCTCATTAAACCCAAAGTCTTGTTTACTAAAAAACACAGGTAATTTTGATATGGTTGAAAGCCCTGCTAAAATTGCCCCACTGATTGCTGCTGCTGCAGGTGGTGGTGGCGGTGCTTTTGCTGGTGCTGCTGCGGGCGCCGTTGGAGGTGCTGAAGGAGCCGCGGGCCTTGGTCAAATTATGAATATGGCTGGAAAATCTAAAAGCCAACCAGCTAAGGATTCTTCTAAAATAAAGTTTTATACAAAAAACGAAGATAGTTATTATGGCGAATAAAAGAGGTTTTGTTATGACTCCTAAGAGCATTCTATTTGGATTGCACGAAGGCACATCAGATTTTGGAACACCTGTAATTAAAAAAGATGATTTAGATCCTGGAGTACAAGCAGAAGCCAATAGAGATGGAACAATCTTTGTCGATAGCAATTTATCTGATGATCAAATTAAAACTGCTGTAAAACATGAGAAAGTTCATTTGGATCAGATTAAGCAGGGAAGATTACAGTACACTGATGACTCTGTTATATGGAAAAGAGATACAAAATCTCCGGCTAAAGTTTACAGAAGAATAGATATGAATGAAGGACATCCTGATTTCGAATGGGAAAAAGAAGCATATAAAAAAGAATAATTATGGCATTTACATTTAGAGGAACGGCTAGTACATTAAATAGAATTAGCGAATCACAAAATCAAAGCGGATTTCAACAAGTATCTGGTGCTGGGCCACGTCAAGGCGTTGGTGGTGAAAGTGTGTCTTTAGAACAGGCGGAAAAAAAATTTGCTGAAAGAAACTCAAGTCCTTTAGAAAGGGATGTTCCTTTGGAACATGCTGAATACCACTTTAAGCTACGAGCAAAAAGTGTTGCAAAAAAATGCTCTCCTATAACACAAAAAGCTTCCCCATTAAAAATTAATACTACCTTGGTTGCCGGAGCGGCTACAGCAGCAAATAAATTTGTTGATGTGCGTACAGCTATGGGCAAGGGTATTGACGAAACATATAAACAATAAACAAAAGAAATGGCAAAGAACATTCCAATTACGGCTAGAGTAAGCAAAGGCTTATTTGGGCAGAAAGCAAAAGAGCCTGTATTAAATGTAGGTCAAGCCGGAGTATACGGCAATAATATTGTTAAAGGCGATCCATCTCCAACTAAGATGATGTCTCCTTTAAAGCAATTAAAATCAGAAAGTGCTGGAGATAAAATATTAAATGGCCAAGCTATTGTAGTGAATACTACGCCGGGCGAAACTAAAGTTGTAAAAGGTGGTAAAAAAACTTATGTAAAACCATACTCTAAAAATTGGGATACATCAAAATGGGGCTCATATTCAGAATGGAAAAAGAAACCTGGTAACAAAGAGAAAGAGCAAGATTTTCTTAATAGGCAAACTATAACAGAAAATGAACCTGATAAAATTGAACAGCAACCTCCAACTACAACTAAAGAACCTTTAAAGGTATTTAATGAGGGTGATGCTAAAACTTCATATTGGAGACGTCAGGATGATAGAGCTGTAACGCAGGCCTCAAGAAAAAAGAAAAGAGCTGATATAAAATTAGCTAAATTAGAAGCAGAAGAAAAAAACTTAACAGGTAAAGAAAGAAGAGACTATATCAATGAAGCTAAATTAAAGGCTAAAAAGGAGATGTGGGAAGCTAGACAATCTGGTTATGAAGGCAGCAGAAATAATGCGGTTAAACAATCGGAACAATCAACCAGAGTGCATAATAAAATACAAGGAGTTTATGTAGATCCGGAAGGAGAGCAAGCGTTAAAAGCTTCACAGGTTGGTAGAAGTGTAAGTAAAGAATCGGCTATAACACAGGGAGAAGCTTTAAGTGGACTTAAAACTAACAATTCGCCAACAACTACAAATGCAAACCCTTTAACTGGTAAACCAGCAGGTGAAATGGCTGACACAAAAAGTACTGATGTAAAAGCTGCAGAGAGCACAAAAACAGAAACGCCTAAAACAGAAGCTTCTAAACCAGAGCCAAAAAAGTTTGAAAAACCAAAAATTGAAGAAGATACTGAAGAACCACCTTCTCCAGTGGAAAGAAATGTAAAAGGTTTCTTTGCTAAAAGATCCGCTTTAAAAATGAAATACTTTAAATAATGGCATACGATCAACCAAACTCTCCTTTCAAGAAACTAAAACATACTACCAAAGGTAAGGGTCGTCATTTCTTAACAGCAAAGGAGGGTGCTGGTATGACGCAAGCTGGTAGAAACGCATATAACAAAGAGACTGGTGGTAATTTAAAAGCACCACAACCTCAAGGCGGACCAAGAAGAGATTCATATTGCGCCAGATCAAAAGGTCAAATGCAGATGCACAATATAGATTGTTCTAAAACACCAGATAAAAGAATATGCGCTGCAAGACGTAGATGGAAATGCTAATAAAATGGATAAAGGGTTAGGCGATACAATTGCAAGAGTAACAAGAGTAACCGGAATAAAAAAAATAGTAGATACAGCGTCAAGAATCACAGGTATAGATTGTGGATGCCCAAACAGACAGGATATGTTAAACAAAGCATTTCCTTATAAAGAAAAACCAAATAAATAATTAAATTAAATTAAAATGAAAGAAGTAAAAGAAACAGGAGTTGAGAAAGTAACTGCAGAAGAGTTAAACGCTTTAAACGAAAAGATTAATGCAATGAATAAATTGCAAGTTCAAATTGGTGGATTAGAAGCGCACAAACACGATATGCTTACTTCATTATCAGCTATGAACGTAGAGATGCAGGGTCTTCAAAAAACTCTTGAAGCAAAATATGGAGCTGTTAATATTGACTTAGTTACGGGGGAAATTACCTATGTCTCAGATAATCAGGAAAATTAGTATAGGAAAAGACTATAAAAATGATGCCATGCACTATGCCTTAAATCAGGAAGTGTATGGCAATCATACTATAGTTAATATAATAGAAGAAGAAGATAAGTATTCTATCTATATTTCCAAAGGAGATGTTATTATGGCTTGGAAAGACTTTAATAAGAATATGGCCATATCAGTTGAATACGATTTGTCATATTAATATGAGAAGTGTTTTTGGTTATTTAGTTGCCCCAAATGGCAAAAGAACAACAGCAGAAACAAATATTGACGGCAATGAATTACTTTTAAATACTGAATTACAAAACCACGAATATGTAAATCGCATAGGAAAAGTCTTAAGTATTCCATTAATAGGTAATACAGTAATAAGACCAGGTGATGATGTTATAGTGCATCACAATGTGTTCAGAAGGTTTAGAGATATTAAAGGTAAAGAAAAAAACAGTAAAAACTTTATAGAAGAAGATTTGTATACTGTACAGCCCGATCAAGTTTATGCTTATAAAAGAGACGGTAAATGGAAAGCATTAGATGGCTTTTGTTTTGTAAAACCGTTGAAATCAAAAGATATGTTTTCACTCGATAAAGAAAGACCACTTATAGGTATTGTTAAATACGGAAATGATATTATCGAAAATGGAACTTTAATTGGATTCAGACCAGGAATGGAATATGAATTTATTATAGAAGGGCAGAGGTTATACCGAGTACCCGCGAATTTAATTACAATCAAATATGAATATCAAGGAGACGAAGAGGAATATAATCCAAAATGGACATAACGACTGGATTGTTTATAGACATATAAGGGTTGACAAGAATATGCCTTTTTATATTGGTATAGGTAAGGATTCAAACAGGCCATATAATAAAAAAGACAGATCTAATTTTTGGAAATCTATAACTAATAAAACGGAATATATCGTAGAAATACTTTTTGAAGGATTAACAAAAGACCAAGCTATAGACAAAGAAATAGAGTTTATAAAATTATACGGCAGAGTTGATCTAAAAACCGGATGTCTTTGTAATATGACTAGTGGAGGTGAAGGTACAAGTGTATTAAATAATGATTTAGAGTGGTTACGTCGGCGCAGAATAAAAGAATCCTTAACGGGAAAAAAAATGTCCTTAGCATCAAAAATAAAAAATTGTACTAGTCAAAAAAATAGAATGCCTGTCACAATTGAAGGAATAGAATATCCGTCTTTAAGACAAGCAGCGTTGATTTTAGGAGTCCATAAGAATACTATAAAAAAATTATATTATATTAAATAAAATGGATATTAAAGAAACAAAAAGAGATATTATAAAAGCTGGGCAGAAAGCAGTTGAGGAATTGATAAAGGTAGCACAAGAAAAGATTGTTGACTCAGGCGATGATATAAGCGCTGACAGACTTAAGAATGCTGCCGCAACAAAAAAACTAGCAATATTTGATGCTTTTGAAATTCTTACTAGAATTGAAGAAGAAGAACGTATATTAGAGGATAGACCTAAAGAAGACAAAGAAGAGAAAAAAGTAACTGGCTTCGCTGAAAAAAGATCTAAATAATGTACGAGCAATCATTATATAAAGTAATAACACCCATACGTGAAAATACCATATTAAGACTTAATAAATCTAAAAAATGGGAATATGGGTACAATAAAGAGCACGACGTTATTGTCATAAGTAAAACCGGACAGATTGGTGAAATATACCAAATACAAGGTTTAAAAATAGCTTTACCAAAAACTCCGTTAACTATTGACAAAACAACTAACAAATGGACGCCTGAGGATTATCCTAAGGAGTTAAAAGTTATAAAGGATATATTTGACTGGGATAAACAATCGGACTCGTTTAAAGACAAATGGGGGCTTTATATAGACGAGCAGTTTAATAGAAGGGAAATGGGTCATTGGTTTAACAATAATGGAATACCGACCTATATGACTGGATCTCATTATATGTACTTACAATGGTCAAAGATTGACGTGGGGCAACCTGATTTCCGTGAATCAAATAGATTGTTCTTTATATTTTGGGAAGCCTGCAAAGCTGACAACAGATGTTACGGAATGGCATACCTTAAGAATAGACGTTCTGGGTTTTCATTTATGGCTTCTGGAGAAATTGTAAATTTAGCAACAATATCAAGTGACTCACGTTATGGTATATTGTCAAAGTCAGGAGCTGACGCTAAAAAAATGTTTACAGATAAAGTAGTTCCTATATCGGTTAACTATCCTTTTTTCTTTAAACCAATACAAGACGGTATGGACCGTCCAAAAACAGAATTAGCTTATCGCGTACCTGCTTCTAAGTTAACTAGAAAAAAACTAGGTGATAATAATAAGGGAGAAGTAATTACAGGCTTAGATACCACTATTGACTGGAAAAACACTGGAGACAATAGTTATGACGGGGAAAAGTTAAAACTTTTAATCCATGACGAAAGTGGTAAATGGGAAAGACCAAATAATATATTAAACAACTGGCGCGTTACTAAAACGTGTGTAAGATTAGGTAGTAGAATTATTGGTAAATGTATGATGGGATCTACTTCTAATGCTTTAGACAAAGGTGGTGACAATTTCAAAATACTATATAATGATTCCGATGTAACTAAAAGAAATGCCAACGGCCAAACAAGATCTGGATTATATTCTTTGTTCATTCCAATGGAATGGAATTACGAAGGTTTTATTGATGAATACGGTCACCCAGTATTTAATACTCCTACAAAACCAACATTTGGACCAGGTGGTGAAATAATTGAGATAGGTGTAATTGAACACTGGAACAACGAGGCTGATGGTTTAAAAGGAAATCAAGATGCTCTAAATGAGTACTATAGACAGTTCCCTAGAACAGAAGATCATGCTTTTAGAGATGAGGCTCAAAATAGTATATTCAATTTAGCTAAAATATATGAGCAAATAGATTACAATGATGATCTTAAAAATAGCTCGGTTATAACAAGAGGTAGTTTCCAATGGGCTAATGGTGTTAAAGATACAAAAGTTATATTTTCTCCCAATCCTCAAGGTAGGTTTTTAATAACCTGGACTCCTCCATCGCAATTACAGAATAAACAGATAATTAAAAACGGATTAAAATATCCTGGTAATGAACATATTGGAGCATTTGGATGTGACAGTTATGATATTTCAGGAACAACAGATAATAGAGGATCTAAGGGAGCATTGCACGGATTAACAAAATTTAGTCTTGATGATGCGCCTCCAAGCACATTCTTTTTAGAATATGTATCAAGACCTCCAACTGCGGAAATATTTTTTGAGGATGTGTTAATGGCTTGTGTATTTTACGGCATGCCGATATTAGCAGAAAATAACAAACCAAGGCTTTTATATTATTTTAAAAGAAGAGGCTATAGAGGTTACTCAATGAATAGACCTGATAGAGTTTGGAATAAACTTTCAATAACTGAAAAAGAAATTGGAGGAGTACCAAACTCAAGCGAGGATATGAAGCAGGCGCATGCCGCGGCAATTGAGATGTATATAGATCGATATGTAGGTTTAAAAGAAGATGGAGATTATGGTACAATGTATTTCACCGATACCTTAAACGACTGGGCAAAATTCGATATAAATAATAGAACAAAATATGATGCTGCTATTAGTTCTGGATTAGCTATTATGGCCTGTAACAAAGAGTTATATAGACCTAATGCAATGACACAAAAAGCACCAATAAACTTAAATATTGCAAGATATTCGCAAAGCGGATTAACATCAGAAATAATAAAAAGATAATATGGCTAGAGGAGTAGTAAATAGTTTTTTCCCGAGTCAAGTAGTAAGTGATCAAGAAAAGATGTCACCTGACTACGGACTCCAAGTTGGTAGAGCAATCACTAATGAGTGGTTTTCTGCTAACTCAGGAACTACTAGATATAGAAGTAACCAAAACACATTCCACGCTTTACGATTATATGCACGAGGTGAACAACCAATACAAAAATATAAAGATGAGTTATCTATAAATGGAGACTTGTCATATTTGAATCTTGATTGGAAGCCGGTGCCTATTCTGTCTAAGTTTATAGACATCGTTGTTAATGGTATTGCAGACAGAACTTTTGATTTAAAAGCCTACTCACAAGATCCATATGGAGTGAGCAAGAGAACTAAATATTTAGAATCCGTAATCAGAGATCTCCAAACAGCAGAATTAAATAATTTTGCTAAAGAAAACTTTGGTATTAATTTATTTGAGAATCCGCCAGAAAGATTACCTGATACACAAGAAGAGTTGGATTTACACATGCAATTATCCTATAAACAAGGAATTGAAATTGCAGAAGAAATAGCTATCAATACAATATTAGATGGTAATAAATATGATCTTACAAAAAGAAGAGTATATTATGATATTGCTACTTTAGGTATTGGGGCGGTTAAAAATAGCTTTACAGAATCGGAAGGAGTGAAGGTAGAGTATGTAGATCCTGCTTATATGGTTTATTCTTACACAGAAGATCCATATTTTCAAGATATATATTATGTAGGAGAAGTTAGATTTGTTCCTTTAAATGAGATTAAAAAGCAATTCCCAGACCTTGATCAAGCAACAATGGAAAGAATCCAGCGTGAAGGATCTCAAAACTATGGTGTATGGGATAATAATGTAAGTAACTATAATAATAATAGGGACTCAAACGTCATTCAGGTTTTGTATTTTAATTTTAAAACTTATATGAATGAAGTTTATAAAGTTAAAGAAACTGCCACTGGAGCATCTAAAGTTATATTAAGAGATGACCAGTTTGATCCACCAATTGAAACATATGAAGCTCAATTTGGTAAAATGTCAAGATCACTTGAAGTATTATATGAAGGTGTATTAATTTTAGGTACCGATATTTTATTAAAATGGGAGTTAGCTAAAAATATGATGCGCCCTAAAAGCGATGAGACTAAAGTTAAAATGAACTATAGTATCACAGCCCCAAGAATGTACCAAGGTAGAATTGAATCTTTGGTTAGCAAATGTACTGGATTTGCGGATATGATTCAAATTACGCATTTAAAAATGCAACAAGTATTGCAAAGAATGATACCTGATGGAGTTTATTTAGATGCAGATGGTATTAATGAAGTAGACTTAGGTAATGGTACAAATTATAATCCACAGGAAGCATTAAATATGTTCTTCCAAACTGGATCCATAATTGGTAGATCATATACACAAGACGGTGATATGAATCCTGGAAAGGTGCCAATTCAAGAAGTTCCTACTGGTAATGGAGGTGCTAAATTACAAACATTAATTACGACTTATAACTATTATCTACAAATGATAAGAGATGTTACAGGTCTTAATGAAGCTAGAGATGGCAGTACCCCTGATTCTAGAGCGTTAGTTGGTGTTCAAAAATTAGCAGCAGCAAATTCAAATACCGCAACAAGACACATATTAGACGCTGGTTTATTCTTAACAAAAGAAACAGCAGAATGTCTATCGCTTAGAATTTCTGATATATTAGAGTTCCACCCTGCTAAAGAAGCATTTGTACAAAAAATAGGTGGATTTAATGTTGGTACATTAGAAGAGCTTAATGATTTGTACTTACATGACTTTGCTATTAATTTGGAATTAACGCCAGACGACGAGGAGAGAGCAATGTTGGAAAACAATATACAGGTTGCATTGTCAGCTGGATTAATTGACTTATCTGACGCAATTGACATTAGAGAGGTGCGTAATATTAAATTAGCAAACCAATTACTTAAAGTAAGACAAAAGAAAAGACAAGAAAGATTGCAAGCAGAAAAGCAAGCAAACATTCAAGCACAGTCACAAGCAAATATTCAAATGCAAGAAGCTGCTTCTCAAATGGAAGTTCAAAAAGACCAAGCGTTATTCCAAACAAAATCGGAATTGGAAAAACTAAAAGGAAGCTTAGAACAACAAAGAATACAAACTGAGGTTGAAGCTAAAAAGCAATTGATGGAATTGGAGTTTCAATATAACATGCAATTAAAAGGCCTAGAGACAGAAGCTACCAAATCAAAGATAAAAGAAGACCAAGACAGAAAAGATCAGAGAGTGAAAATTCA